TATCTCTCTGTTTATTTTATTATAATACTATATAGTTTTTGTTTTGTCAAGTAGTTTTTTAACGTGTGGGTTGCTATCCCCACGATGGTTTTAGTTTGGTCAATAGTTTTCGGGTTTCAACTGCCTTACGCAATCACCATTACCTTCCACAGGTCTCTCACCTGTCCAGTCCACTGATATTGGTATGCATCCCTCACAGATGGTTTTTAGTTATACTCGCTCCAACCTTTTAGCACAGCCGTGCCGCCGTTAAAAATCTATTGTAAGATATTCAATTTTAACCCATATTGTCAGTCTTTTAGAGACACTCGCTTTAACCTTTAAGCTAAGGTCGCATTTAATTTGTTTGTAAAAATAGATATTCCAATTTTTTTAGAATGTCTACTGCTACCACAATGAATTTGTGATCTTTCCCATTTGTAAATATCACCCACTTCCCAACTAACAATTTTGTCAATAGCCAAGCCATTCAAATCTTCAAGTTCAATATGTTGCATATATGTATTTTTTATTTCTTCATCGAATAACGAGTTAGGATTATAATTTGTAATATTTTCATAGTTACTCAATCGTGGACTTATAGTTTTTTTTCCACGAATTTCTATCAAATAATTTATTAAATTTAAAAAATCTTCGGTAATTTTATAATTTCCACCTTGAACTTCAACAGTGTCATTTAAATTGTAATTTAAAAAACTTCTTATGTCACCAATCATAATCCAATTTTCATTCATATCTTTGAGACGATAACTGTAATTTGATTTTACAGATTTTATTAACCTTACGTTATTTTCAAAACAATGATTATCAAACCATATGGTATCACTATTTCCTTGAACATATAGTGGAATTAATATATTATGTCCCCAAGACTCAACGGGTTTATCGTTATTATCAACGTGTAAATTTATTGTACCAGTTCTTGATTCTAAAAATAAAATGGTTTCCATTTCATATGGGTAATTTAAAATATTATCAACTATATTTTTCAAAACATATTTTATACTATTATCTAAGTTATAATTGAGTTTTTTCGATCTTACATCGCCTCTATCATCAAATGGTTCCTTTTCATCCAAGAACCAATCTAATAATATTTTAATGTCCTCTTGTTTGATAATATTTTTATAAACAGCAACCATATTAAGTCCATAATCCTTTTCTTATACGAATAACAAGCATCAACATTGCAGTATCTTCTGCTTCATATGCTGCTTCAATTTCGTGAGACTTGTCTAGTGCCGCACGACTACGAGCACGTTCTTCATCGGTTTCTTGATCACGACTTTCAAAAAAATGATCACGTCCATACTTCTTGTCCATATCATCACAATACTGGCTCCAACCACTTGCGTCATGTGGATCAGGACGCTGTGGTCGCTCTGTTTTCCACCAGTTATAAAGTTGCAACACATCAATAGCACGTTGTGCTTGGTCAGTCAATTCACCAAACTTTGGATCGCTTGGTTCCATGCCCCATGACTCGTCATAAATTAAACCCTTTTCCCATTCAAGATACTTCAATCCAAGTTCAGGACAGCGACCTTTACGCCATACAGCTTTCTTGCTTTCATCTGTGCTTAACCAACGGCTTTTCCATGCAAGTTCTTTTTCAACATAATCCGTAATGCCTTGCATGACACCATGAAGGATACGCTCATCTAAATCATGATATTGTCCAACTGATAAACCTGTTGGAAGAACATGTGTTTGACGCCAAAAACGATTGCGCAGATAATAACGAGCATTATCAATATGTCCAACAGTATTGCGATCAATCTTATCAATGATACGAGGAAAGGTTTCAGTTAGCCAATAGCCAATAGGATGTGCGGCTTGCGTCTCACGCTTCCACACAGACCATTCGCCCCATTCAAGAGCCACTGGTTTGTTGATACCAAACTTCTTACGAAGCCAATCAAATAGTGCTGTTTCAGACCAATAGCGTGACATAACTTTCCCTTAAAAAAATGGTGCTGAGTGAGGGACTCGAACCCCCGTTGTTTGTATTCCGCCTTACAAAAGCGGTGCAGTCGCCACTGTGCCAACTCAGCCTATTTTATTCTTTTGGAACAGTATGCTTGATGCCATCCCAAACTTTATTTACTTTAGCAGATTCTGTAGCAAAGTCAAGAACTAAATTGTAAAATTCATCAAGTTCTTTATTCCAGTGACCGAGCAATGCTGTTGCTAGGTCTATTGTTTTCTTCCAATCACTGCTTTTATATGCAGTTATTAACTCTGCATGCATTACTTTAAAAAATTCAATTGTAGAGATATCAGCTATATCTACTTCAATCACAGCATATAAAGTAAGCGGCTCAGGCATATCTGGTTGAATTACTGTATCAAGTTCTAATACAGTATACTTTTCTTTTAGTTGTTGCACAAGTTCTTGATTAAAAATAATATTCATGATACTATTATATATAATTACTACAGAAAGACAATAAAAAATGCATTTTGATTTATATAGTGATTTGCACGATAATTGGTGGTCCAAAGAAAAATTATTGGATTACGATGGTATAGGAACAAGCTTAGTAGCAGTTATTGCCGGTGATATCAGCAATGATTGGAATTACACTTATGAAAAATTAATAGAAATAAGCAATCATTATAGACATGTTATATTTGTTGACGGTAATCATGAGCACAATCATAAAAATAATATAACACAGCATTGTGCTGAATTTAGTGAAAGAATTGCGCCACATCGTAATATCACATACTTACATAAAAGTTGTATTGTATTAGATGATACGGCTTTTGTCGGTTGTAACGGTTGGTGGACATATGATTTTTGTATGCCAGAAATGAGTAGTAGCGAATGTTGGGAACGTTTAGTTGTTGAAGGATTTGAAGAAGAAAAATTAAGTGAAATTTTTGTTGTTGCTAAAAATGAAGCCAAAATGCTTTATAATCAAATTGAAAATTTTAACGATGATCCTAGAATCAATAATATAGTTGTTGTTACCCATACTGCGCCAATGAAACGATTTTCTTATTTGCCACCTGGTTATAATCCAGTTCATTATGGTCGTATAGGAAACAGTTTATTTCAAACTGCACTGCTTGCAAATACTAATCGCAAAGTTCATACATGGTGTTTTGGGCATGTTCATCACGAATTTGATGAGGTGATAGATGGCATTAGATATGTATGCCATCCACGTGGTCGTGAAGATGAAGGCATTGGAGAAATTTATTTTCCAAAATTAATAGAGGTTTAGACTTCTGGCTCAAGTTTTACATTAAGTGGAAAATTATTTCCACGTGCGATCAGTGTAACTTCAACTGCTTTGGTTTCGGCAATTTCATGTGGCAGTATAGCTACGGTTGCTTGACCTTCTTCATGAATTTTTACTGTTAAATTCTCTGCGGATTCAGTATTATGATCAAAAATTTGTTCTAGAACTGCCATAACAAACTGAACTGTGGTTACATTATCGTTCATAAAGATAACTTTATAACGAGGCGGCGGTGTAAGGTCAAGATTAGGTGCAATCTTTACACGAGTTTTAGTGCCTGTTTCTGTGCTCATTTTACTCATCTCTATTGTATTTACACGGCGGGACAATTCCCGCCGTGTTTACTAGCGTAAACTATTCTGAAATTACTGGAATTTTCTTTGGCTTCTTTTCATCTGGAACAACATGTTCTAGTGATACGATAAGCAAGCCATTCTTAACCTTTGCAGCATTTACCACAACATCGTCACTTAGTGAGAATGTGCGAATAAACTTGCGAGCAGCAATGCCACGGTGAAGATACTCATTGGTATCCTCGTCGGTGTTTTCGCCAGTGATAACCAATTGATTATCAGTTAGGGTGATATCAATATCTTTTTCAGAGAAGCCACTAATGGCAATCTGAATTTCATAATTGGTTTCATCATTACGGATGATATTGTATGGTGGATAATTCTGTTGAACATTGATAGTGTTTACACGCAGCATATGATCTAGGATACGATCAAACCCAATAGTGGTACGGTGAAGGTTATCAAATAATTTCTGGTCAAAGACCTGTAGAAGGTTACTCATGCTTGTTTCTCCTTTTTAAAGCGAGTATACTGTAGACGACCCATAATGGCATCGTCTACATATATTTAGTTATTCACACATCATTTGTCAAGGGTTTTTAAGAAAATATTTTATTAACCTGATTATTAACCAACACAAATGTTGTGCGTTTAGACAGTTCTTTTAACGACTTGCTGCCCGTATAGGTAAGTGTAGAGCGAACACCGCCAAGAATGTCTTGAACGGTATCACTTACATCACCACGATACGGCACGGCTACTTCCTTGCCTTCTGCTGCACGATAGGATTTCAATCCACCGCTATGCTTTTCATTAGCAGATTTACTACTCATACCGTAGAACTTGACAAACTGCTGTGTTGTAAAAATATCATCAGGCGTTCCATCATCTTGAATCCATACCTGATTAGAGCGAGTAGTTTGTGTGACAATATCACCGCCACCTTGATCGTGACCCGCTAAAAGTCCCCCCAACATTACGAAGTCGGACCCAGCCCCAAAAGCCTTAGACACATCGCCAGGACAAACGCAACCGCCATCGCTAATGATATGTCCACCAAGCCCATGAGCAGCATCAGCACACTCAATAATAGCACTAAGCTGTGGATAACCAACACCCGTTTTGAGACGAGTAGTACAGACACAC